AAAAAATGAATACTTGTTTAACAAATGAAATGTGTAAAGGGGGGAAACAAAAATATTATTTCCAATGGTGTATATATCATAAGGATAATTACAACTATTCACCAAACTATAATATTAGTTGTCATCCAGAAGAGAGAATAAATAAATATACTAGTTGTGAGTCGTGTTGGAAATGGACAGATTGTTGTGCAGATTCGCCAGAAGAATGTTGTATAAAGGAATATTATACATTTCCTCCTACAAATAGTCCTACATTATCCCCCTATTCGGAATGTTTACAAAATGGATGTAGTAAAGAATTTTATTTAGATAAATGTAATATTTTTGAAAAATTAGACGACAATACAGCTTGTAATTTGGATGATACTATTAAATGTTGTTCTAATGATCGTTCTCAATGCTGTATTTTTAAAACAAAGGAAGTATTTGGATCATTTGGATTAGTATTTATATTATTATCTTTATCATTATGGTTTTTTATGAATCAAAAAAATAAAGTTTCTCCAGAATTAAAATTCAATAAAATTACTCCTGTATAAATTAGCATTTCCATCTATTACCACAATCTAGACAATTAACAAATGTTGTCATAGGTTCATCAGCTGATCTAGTTTGTAATTGATAGTATGTACATTTTTTTGATTTACATTTCCAACATTTGAAATTATCTGTAGATGCTTCTACCTTTGGTTCATATTTATTATCATCACGAATCTTCTTATCCTGAATTAACGCATCCCATTTATCAGGTCGCATTTGTTGATGTGTCATATATGCTAATTTATGAGCCTGAACTAATTTATTTTGAATCATATTTTTAACAGCATCGTCTTTTAAATTAATATAAATTGTTCTAACACGATCCAAATATATTTTGACAAAATAACTATTATCCCATTTTTTAACTACATTTAACTTAGTCGCATGTTCTAGACTATAATTATATATTCCTTTTTCAAGATTCACAGAAATCTTTTCATTTAATAATATTTTATTTAATTTATTAGAAATATTATTTCTGAATTCATTTGGATTTTCAATTACCTTGCGCATTGTTATTATTAATTATTATATATATAAATTTCTTTAATCAATTTTTTTATATATTAATTAGATTCCTCTTCATCACTATATGAATATTCTTCTAATTCCAATTCAGCTGAATCATCATCATATTCTTCTTCATCGCTCTCAGTAGAACCATTTTCTACTTGGTTATCTTCCACTACAAAATCGTCTTTTAAATATCCACTTTTTGTTTTCATTTCTGCTGGAATACTCTCTAGTTCATCTTCTTCATTATTATCTTCAGCTGCTGTATCAGCTAAATTTTCAAATCCACCAAATAATTCCTCATAAAATGTTTCCCATGCTTCAATCGATAAATCAATACAATCGTCATTTTCATCATTAGCAACAAGAGCACAAACACCAAAATATAACGGAGTGTCTACAGGTGGTGGAAAATCATATTTATTTTCGGTATTCGCCTTACCAGTATCGCGCGAGTATAATGAAACAGAACTAAAATCATATTTATTTTTTTTTGTTTTCCATGTAGTTCTTTTTTCAAAATTATCTTGTTTTTTAAATTTACATTTTTTATATAATTCATCTCCTTTATCTACATTATATTTACATAATTTTAAATCTCCAGACTTATCTACTAATATAATATTAACCATTAATAATAATTAGAAACCTAGGAATAGTTTTAAGTGGTTTATGTTAATATATATGTCTACGTTGTATCTTTATTAAAACTATGCAAATAATATATAATATGCTTCCCTGGATTATTCAAATGAGTATAATATCATTAATATTAATTATTCTAGTTCATTATTTATTTACATTTTTTATGACAAACCTGACAATACCAAAAGTAAAAGATTTAGTAAATAAACCTCAACAACAATACGAAGTATTGTATAGCACTATGAGAGAAGAACCAAAGTCTCAAAATAATTCATCTGATAACGAAAGTATGAAAACTGAACTTAAAAATTATCTTAAAGAATTAAGTGACAAAAATAAAGGAAAAAATAATACTACGACCAATACAGTTAATGGTGTTAAAGATGTTAATGATATGGGAGGATTGATGTCATCTGATGGTGCTTTTTCATCTAGTAATTATTCTTCTTTTTAAATGTATTAAAGGTAAGGATATAATATAGTTATACTATGAAATTATCATACGAAGATAAAAGTCAAATATTAAAAAGACTTCCTAATCTGAAACTTCCTTATGAAAATATCCATAAGAAAGTTTTAAGCGAATTATATTATATCATCCCAAAAGGGAAAAAGCATTTAGTATGGTTTACCTATATCAAAGATAAAAAGGTCTGTATTTTTATTGAAATAAATCCTGGTTCTAAAAAAATGATTAAAAATTTATTTGTTGTTCCACAGACATTTAATAAGAAGATCGTTCTAGGAACTGTTTTTTATGGAACATTAATTGAATCAAAAGACAAGAAGTTATTTTCTATTGAAAGCATTCATTTTTATAAAGGTAAAAATATTGAAGAGCAAAATGAATTGTTTAAACTAAATCTTATCAAAGACATATTGTCAAGTGAAATTAAACAAATAATTATAGGTAGAAATGGAATTGGTATAGGTTTACCGGTAATTACAGGAAGTTTTGAAGAATCTATTTCAGTAGCCAAACAATTACCTTATACTGTATATTCAATTCAAAATAGAAATCTGAATAACAATACAAATAAATTTAATTCCACTTTATATAAAAATTATGAGTATGATGATACAAAATATATCTTCTCAATTAGACCTGATATTCAAAATGATATCTATCATTTATATGTTAATAATTATAACAATTTAGAAAAATATGATATTGCTTACATTCCTGACTACCAAACAAGTACTATGATGAATAAATTATTTAGAAATATAAAGGAGAATGATAATCTTGACGCTTTAGAGGAAAGTGATGATGAAGAGGAATTTGAAAATATGAATGATGATAAATTTGTTGATTTAGAAAAATGCGTTAAAATGGAATGTATTTTTAATAAGAAATTTAATAAATATGTTCCTATTAAAGTTGTCCATAATGGAATTGTTACACAAAAGCATATAATAGATTTTAAAAAATAGAAATATACTTTTTTATAAGAAGTATATATATATGTCAATACTTCAACAATCCCCAAATGTAAATAGTCCAAATGCCCATTTTAGAGACCCAGGTATGTCAAGTAAAGTAGGAGCTGTATCTGGCTGTGGAGCTGGAGATAGTGCCTTATCATTACAACAAAAAGGTCTTTATCAAATGTTTAAGACCGGAGGTAGAGGAAAAAAACACGGCAAAAGTCGTAAAAGAAAATACAAAGGTGGTAATGGTTATGGTTTTTCTAAAGACCAAGTGATTGCTGGCACTTCTGGTGTCAATGGTAACGGTTCTGTTCATTTAGCCGGATTTTCTCGTTATCAAAATAGTGGACAAAATGCCATAACCAATATGAATGCTTCCAAACAAAGTGGAGGTAATTCTTCAGGTTATTCATATGGAACTGGAGGTTATCCATTTTATTCTTACAAGCCATCACCTGGAGAAAATCTTTCTGTTTTTGCCGGTTCAGGATATCCTCCTATTTCTAGAGGATTAAATAGCCAGTGTGGTGGAAAACGAAGAAAATCTAGAAAAGGTTCCAAGAAGAGAAAGGGAACTAAGAAGAGAAAGGGTTCTAAGAAGAGAAAGGGTTCCAAGAAAAGAAAAAGTGTCAAGAGAAGACAGAGAGGTGGAAGTGGTCAATTTATGAATAACATAGCCAACGCGCATATTTATTCCACAGGAGGAAGATTAGATCATACTGCTTCAGCATTAGCTAATCCTCCTCCTTACACACCAAAAAATGATTGTTTAAATACTTGGAAACATCTAGGTGATATGCCTCCTTATAATGAAGTTTATAAGTAAATAATCTATATTTTTATCAAACATACCCCTTTTAATGGTTGTTCTTTCTTTTTAATTTTTTTAATACATTCATCACTTTTTAACGGGTCGTATAATGTTTCCCATTTATCTTTTACATAATCATCCATATTGGATGAAATAATATGATATTTTTGTTTAATATAATATTGTTTTCTTTTTTTCCATTGCTTTTCAAATATATCATGTGAATCAATAATATCTACTACTAACGGACTAGTATGTTTTGTTCTTAAGATTCTTCCCACAGATTGACAAACATCCGTTTTGGGTGATGCCATAATTAAACTCGTTAATGTTTTTATATCTAATCCTTCTGATGCCATTGCGTATGTAGCAATAATAACTTTTTTACTTTCACTTTTCTTTAATTCCTCCTCTTTCATTCCTCCAATATAATAACCTACTGTAGCAATATTTCTATGCTCAATAGCTTTAAATAAATAGGTAATTAAAGTTTTATTATGAGCTAATATCATTATTTGCTGTTCATTATTTCTACTCAGCTCTGTTTGTAATACTTTAATGATAAACTCAGAACGATGATTATAATTACATAACTTTGATATCATTGTGCTATATAACGGATTTCCTCTATAATCATATTTCATTTCATTAAATTCATCATCTTCTACAGAATAATTGATTGCCTTCACAATTACTTTATGTTCAGATGTATTACTTTTTTCTTTATGAACAACATCACCTAGAAACATTTTAAATACTTTTGTTAATCCATCTTTTCTTTGCATAGTTCCTGATAATCCGAGTGTATAGTTTGTTATTGTTCTCATCATACATCTACTGAATACTTCAGCACCAAGATGATGGGTTTCATCATATATAGAAAGACCAAAACAATCAAATAGATCTTCAGGGTATTCTTTTTGTGAAAGTGATTGTAACATTCCTATAACAATATCTTTATTTTCAATGTCAATTATTTGTCCTTGAATTTTTCCTACTCTAGCAGTTGGTAAGAATTGTTGAATTCTCTCTATCCATTGATTTAAAAGGAATGATTTATGAACAATAACTAATGTTTTCTTTTTCAATTTCGCAATTATATCCAATGCCATTACAGTTTTTCCTTTTCCAGGATCTACATCTAATAATCCACCACCACTATCTTTTACAGCATTAATATATTTGTTAACAATATTAACTTGATATTCTCTCAATTCTCCTTGAAATTCTAAATTTATATCTTCTCCTAATGATAATTTATTTTCTGTAAAGTCACCAAAAGTATTAACACCAAAATATCTTGGCATATAAAATTTTTTGGGTGATTCGCGATATACAGGAAATGCTTCTGGTTGAACTGGCGATTTAGGCACAAAAGCCTTTACAGTTAATTCATTTCGTATAAATAATTCCTCTTTGATTGTTAAATCTGATTTTAATATTGAATATCCTTTTTTTCCCAAATAGCTCATTATTGTATTATAGTAATTATTATTAGATTATATTTATTCAATTTTTATTAAAATCATTTAGAAATGGTATTGAAAATAAAAAAATATAATAATATGGTATATGGAACCTTATCAAATATTTCATAAGAGTCATCGTCACCAACTATTACTATTAGTTGTTCTGATTTTATACATTGTGTTAAATATTCAAACTCCTCCAACATTAGCTCATTTAATTGATAATATTTATGGTAATATTGCTGTTATATTATGCGCGTTTTATTTATTAGCTAACTCCAATCCTATTGTAGGAGTTATTGCTTTATTTGCCGCTTATGAATTAATTAAGAGATCCAGTGACTCTACTGGAACTACCGCTATTCAAAAATTCCTACCATCAGAAATGAAAAAAGGTGTTCATCTATCAGCCTTTAATCAATTCCCTGTTACTTTAGAAGAAGAGGTTGTTAAAGATATGGCACCACTTATTAGCAGTGGAGGACCTAACAGTCTTCACTACAAACCTGTTATGGATGATACACATAATGCTATGAATGTTCACGACACTACATCTGTTATTTAAAAAATCAAATTAATTATTAATTTATATTAATTTGATTACTCTTTTTTTAATTTTTTAACAACATAATCCCAAGCATATGATATTCCGACTGCTAAACCTAATGCCAAAATTACATATAAAAATGGTTCGATTTTTTCCATATCAATCTCTCCTCCCATAGAACTTGTATCTGTATTTACTCCACCAGGTCCTTCTTGAACTAATATTTGTCCATCAGCATTAACTGGTTGACAATCTATATAAATATCATCACCATTATGTTTTGAATTTGCTCCATTTTTATTATAAAATACCGAATTTTTTTTAACTGTTGAGATTGTGTTTTTAATTATTTTTTTAAGTTTAGTTAATCCAGTAGAACTAATATTTAAACCATCTTCCTTTTTATATACTACATATGCATAATCTCCATTA